GGGGCGGTTTTCTACTGCGTGTAGAGGGTTGGGCAAGGGGCAGGAACTCGGCTGAGATTGCAATTTACCCGCCCGCCGGCCAGCGCTGCATAACGCCCTTGTCGGTCGGGACGATGACGATGTTCACGCAGTGGCCGACGACGCCGACCATGCGGGATTCGTAGCCTAGGCGGCGGGCTTGGTCGTTGAAAATTTGGCATTCGCAGCGGGTTATTTCTGTGCGGTCGGCGTTGAAGCCGAAATCGAAGCTCGTCGCCACGTCAATCTTCCCAGCCAGTTCCGCCGAGATTCGGCAGCACCCGCAGCCGAAGTCTCCGTCGCCGTAGTGCCCATGCTTGCCTGCCCGACCAGCGTATCCGCAGTAAGCCAGGTCGCCCGGCACAACGAGGATATGCTCCGTCGTCGGCACGGGCACCATGTCGTCGTCGAGTTGGATCAGGTGCGTGGCGCCCGCCGGGATGTCGTTGTGGATGAAGTTGGCCAGGCTCTGGCGGCGGGCTGTGCAGATGTCGTACCGCGAGACAACCTTACGCACGGGATGGTTTCGGGCGACGGTTTCCAGCCACGCCTCCAGTTCCGGGTTCATCTGCTGTCGATGGCAATGCAAGTCGATCACGGGTTTCATCACGAAAGCTCCTCACCGGTGAAGGCGTCAAACCACCAGGGCTGGCCCATGTTGTGAAAACCCTTCTGAAACGCAACGCAGTGCCCGGCGTCGAAACGAAGGTTACTGACGCCGCAAGGGTCGCCGTATGCGGTGGTGTCCAGCGTCTCGCCGGTGTGCTTGTGGCCGATCACGAGCTGCTGGTTGGCCTCGGCCGCCCCGAGCACCTTGCAGGCGATCCAGCCGTCGCCGGCTTCCGTTTCATCTATCTGCTCCTCATCATCGCCGACGACCTTGTGGGGCTGGTCCTCGACTTCCGCGTCGGTGGACCGCAGGGCCGCGGGCGTCGAGTCTTCTGACGTGACCGCGACGCGCCTGTCGCTGCCGCCCGTCAACTCGCAGATGCACCATTCGACGCCGGTGTCGCCCGGCTCGCCTGTACGCCAGAGGATCCTCGCGGAACCGGTCGCCATTGCTTTCAGGTTGGCCGCCACGCCGTCGGAGATATCCGCCCAGGCGTTTGGGTCGGTGTCCGCAAAATCCACCTGCACGGGCACTGCGCCTTGAATCATGGCCCGGCCGATGGCGCCGCTGGCTATCGGTTCCAGCAGCACGACGAACGCGCCCAGGTGGTCGGGATCGACCGGATAGACGCACGACATCACCGGGCCGCGCGACATATCGGCGGTATTATCCTCGGGCGGGAAGACGGGCTCGTCGAGGCCCAGGACCTCAAAGCGGTCGCGGTCGGACCCGCTGTCGTTGCGGATGGCCAGTATCACGCCCGGCGGCGGCAGGGCCATACCCGGCTGGCGCGTCGCGTTCTGCCTGTTGGCCAGGTGGTCGCGGGCCACGTCGATCAGCGTGTTGAACGTCGCGGCCGGGATGCGGAGCGGATCACCAGGCTGGACTTTCTTCAGGGAGTCACCCATGATGGCTTGCCTCCAAGAACGGTCTGATCTCGCGCAGGAGAACTTCCAGGTCCGCCAGGGCGTCTGCCGCGAACTCCCGCAGTGGATCGTCGGCCTGGCCACACAATTCCGCTATGCGCACGTGCCGACTCGCCCACTCACAGCGGGCCGGCGTCAGCCGCAACTTGGCTCTGAGTTCTGTCGCGGTCATGTTGTCCCAATCCCCAAATCCGCGAAGTTGCCTTCGTCGTAGACCTTCTCGATGTAGACGGCCAGCGGCTTTTTCACCAGGGCCTTGGCGGTTGCATCCACGGCGTCCTCGTAGCGGACCCAAAGGTATTCCCAGCCCTTCTTGGCGATGCCGGTTATGTCGCCAACGGTCAGGCCGGTCTTGTTCGGGCTGGCGGCGAAGTGGAAGGTGATCTCCCAGTCGCCCTTGCCCCGCTTGGAGCCGGAGGCGGACAGGAACAGGCATTCGCCCGCGGCAAAGCCTTTGAACGCAGCGTTGTTGGTCCGGCCGGTGAGCGCGGCCAGCTTGCCCTTGTAGGCATTCGTGACGACCGAGTTGGCCAGGATGTGCGTCTCGCTGAAGTTGTAGACTGGCACGGTGATGTCCACGCCCTCGACGCTGTCGGTCGTGACGCCGATTGCCCCTTTGAAGTCTGGGGCGGTCTTGCCGGATGGGGCGTAAGAGGCGATGTGGGACAGCGCCTGCGTGATGTGCTGTGTGCCGCCGCCGGTGTCGAAGCTGTAGCTCGACTCGCCGACTTCCAACTCACCTTCGTTGGCCCCGACGTACTGGACAACTGCGTCCCAGGTGGTCGGCCCCGTCGGCTCGACCGATATTTCGCCCCTGGCCAGGTCATTGTGCGTTGCCGGGGCGGCGGCGCGGACAGCCGTAATGGCTGCCAACTCGTCGTCGGTGTCCGTGACGATGTAGTGCAGCTCCGTCGAGATCAAAGCCGGGTCGTGGGCGCCGGCCTCCTTCGCCGGACGGCTGAGATATCTTTCTACGGCGGTCGCCGTCATGGGTCGCTCCCTAGATGCCCTAGACAAAAACCGCCGCGCCGTTGGCCATGTAGCCGATCAGCTTCTTCGTGTTCTTGGCGGTGTCTTCCGTGGCCTTGGCCGTGCGGTCGGCGGCGGTTCCAGCGCCCATGCCGAACAGGGCCGAGGCGTTGAACGTGCCGGTCACCGAGGACTTGATCGCGTCGCTCAGCCCTGACGAGGCGCCCTGGATTTTCTGCCAGAGGTCGTTGTAGCCGCCGAAGACATCGGACCCGGTCTTGCGAGGACCCCAGGCGCCGGCCTCCTTGGCCGTACGGGCCTCCTTTGCGGCCCCGCGGGCGCCTTGCCATTCCTTGCGGGCAGCGTCCAGGCCCGCCTCGGCGGCCTTGATCTTCGCGTCATGCTCCTTCTGGAGCGCCTGCCGGCTGGCCTGCGTCTCGAAGGCGATCTTGCGGAGCGCGTCGTCGTAGTCCTTTGCCTCCGCTGCCCGCTCAGCCGCCCGCTGGTCCTCGATAGCCTTCTTGCGGGCCGCGGCCTCGGCGTCGATACCTTTCTTCGTCGCCTCGTATGCCTGGTCAGCGGCGGCGTTGGCGGCTTCGGCGTCAAAGCTGTCATCCCACAGGCTCTTGAGCCAGTTCCACGCGTGGGTGATCTTGTTGCCGACCCAGTACCAGGCGGTGAGGACGCCGTTGACGAAGCCGGTCCACGTGTCGGCCAGGAACGCGGTGGTCTCGATCCACGCGACCTTGAGCCCGTAGCCGACCGTGCTGAAGATGCTCCGCAGCCCGCCCCATGCCTGGGTGAAGGTGTCCTTGACCCAGAGCATGGCGTCATTCCAGATCATGCTGATCGAGGACACACCCTTCGTCCACCACATCTTCAGCGTGGTCCACAGCACCTTGGCGGCCAGGCCGATCTCGCCGGCGGCCAGGGCGTCGGCGATGCCCTGATAGCTGTCCGACGCCTCGGACTGAAGCGTGGCGAACTTGCCGCCGAGCCAGTCCAGGGCCTTTCCGCCTGCCCCCGTCTCGGCCAGGATCACGGCCCCGAGCGCCCCGACAGCGACAATCGCGGCCCCGATGGGGCTGGTAATGAAAGCCAGGACGGCGCCAAGGGCCTTGATAGCCACAGCCGCGATGCCGAAGACCACGCCGAGCTTCTGGACAGCGACGCCCAGGACGACCAGGCCTGTGCCGGCTGCGACGGCAACGGCGGCAATCTGAAAGACGGACACTACGAGGCTCTGATTGGCCTTGAGCCAGTCGCGGACCATCGCCGCCGCGCCGGTGATCCGGCCCGCGAAGTCTTGCAGGATCGGGATGATGGCCGAGCCGACGGCGCCCCAGGCGCTCTTCATGACCCGACCCATGAGCGTCATCGCGTCGGAGAACTCCTTGGCCTGCTTGGCGGACTTGGTGGACTTGATGATTCCGAAGTCCTTGGCCTCCAGATGCAGCCTCTCGAACTGATCGAGCATCGGAATCAGCTCCGTGCCGGACCGACCAAAAACCGCCAGGGCCGCTGCGGCCTTCAGCGATGGATCCCGAATGGCGCGAATGCGAGAGGCAATCAGGCCGAACTGCTCAATGGGCGCCTTGCCGACCAGATCCTTGGCCGAGAGACCCAGGTGGTCGAGTTTGCCGGTAGTGCCCTCGGCGGCGTCGGCGGCGCCCATGATCGACTTCTGCATGATGCGGACGCCGCGCTCGACGCCCTCGAGCGAACTGCCCGTCTGGGCGGCCATGTAGTCCAGCTCCGACAGGGCCTCAACGGCGATGCCCGTCCGCTTGGACATATCCCAAAGCTGCGCCCCCGAGTCGGCGAAGCTCTTGGCGGCGGCAACCATCGGGGCCGCAATTGACATTCCCAGGCCCGCCACACCGAGGCCCACGTTGCGGACGCCGGCACCGAACGCCTTGAGCCTGGTCTGGGCAGCCTTCAGCCCAGATGTGAGCTTGTCGCCCACGCCGAGTTCGATGTATGCCCGGCCCGCCTTGATTCCACTGGTGTCTGCCATGTCGCTACCTCACGCTGTTGGCCCAAAGGCTGGGGAACTTCGGAATTACCTTCTGCATCGCCGGACCCATATACGGCCGGGCCGCAATCCTGATCCGGCGTTTTCGGCGTTTGCCTCGACGGCCGCTGACTACGGTGGATGGACCGCCATGCTCGAGGGCCTCGGGTGCGGCGCCGACCTTCTGGTTCAGCCGCATCGGGCCGACAACGACGGTCTTCCGGTCCGCGTCATAGCCGAAGAAGATGAACTTCTTCAGCAGCCCGGTGTGCGAACTGGGCGGCTGGCCCGGCGCCGAGATCGCCTTCCGCTTGCGGATGCTCGACTTGGCCGCCGTGCGGATGAAGGCCCCGGCCTTGGACAGAACCTTGCGCGTGGCCGTATCGGCCGCCCGCTTGACACGGTCGGTATCGAAGAACATGTCCAGGCTGACGGTCTTTATGCGAAGCATGGCTACTGCTGGGCCTTGGTCACCTCGTTGCCGATGCCCGCCCGGATGAAGCATGCCTGGGCCGCCGCCCACACCGCCGCCAGCAGGGCCACGCCGCCGATCTGCCCATCGGCCCAGGCTGCCACCGCGCCGAGCAAGCCGATGGCCGCGGTGATGTACGCCTTCTTGCCCTTGAGGAACTCTCGTACCTTGGTCATAGCAATCTCCTGTTGTGGCTTGTCAAAGACCCACCATAGCAGCCAGCACCGACAGCACGATCGGCGCCAGCCGCAGCAGGATTTCGTTCTTGAGGTCCTCGCGGACCTTGTTGTACTGGGCGACGTTCTCCCAGCGGGCCGTGTTGGCCTTCACCTTGGCGATGAAGGCGTCGTCGCTGAGCTTCGCGTCCAGTTCCGTTACGACGTCCAGGTCGCCGGCCATCAGGCGGCGCAGGTACTGCCAGGCGTCCTCCTGGGCCAGTTCGAAGAATCGCGGCCCGTATTCAGCCAGCAGAGCCGTTGCGGCTTGCCGCTGCTCGGTGGGCACCTTGGCCAGGAGGGCCTGGGCTTTGTCGATTGTGTCCGTCATGTCAGTGCTCCTTTGCGCCCTATGAAAAGACTCTGATTCTCAACATCCGCTCCCCGTGAGCAGTTTCAACAGCACTCAGCCGCCCGCCTTGGTGCCCGGCGCGACAGGCTGCTCTGAGGGCAGCTTCGGACCCCAGGTGACATCCTTCTTGGCCGACCAGACGAAGCACCGCCACTGCTTGAAGTTCTCGTCGAGGTACACCTGCGTCCAGTGAGGGATGTTCGGGTCGGCCCCGGCCCGCTGGGATGCATTGAAGGCATCCAGCGTCGAAGTCTCCGCGCTGATCATGGCATCGCCCGTCAGCGTCACGTTGCCACAGCCGGCCACGGTCAGTATGGCCAGCACAAGCACCAGCGCCAGTATCAACCATCTCCATGCGTTTCTCATGTTCTGCGCTCCTTCGCGTTTGGGCCCGGCTTGCCGGCCGGGCTGCCTATGTTCTTTGCAAACAATGTCTTCAGAATGTCGATGTTCTCCGCCGTCAGCGGGATACCCTTTGACCGCTTGCCGCCGGATCGGTACGGATTCAACTTGGCCGGGTCGATCATCTTGTCGCGGAAGCTGCTCAGGGCAGCCGCCGCAATCGCCGCCGTGTGGTCCCAAAGCCGCCTGTTGCGGCCCTCGGCCATCCACAGCAGCTCGCGGACCGTCAGGGGTCCTGGGTCTGCGCCGACGAATCCGGCGAGCTCGTAGACGAGCTGCCAAGGGCCGACATTTCTGCCATTTCTGTCAAAAGAGCCTCGACCGCCGCGGGCAGTTCCTTCTCGGCCCTCGCGTCCAGAACGTCCTGGGCCTTGTCGATCATCGCCCACGTCGTTTCGATCACCTTCCTGGCCCGCGCCCGGTCGCGCGGGCTCGGGGTAAAATCCGCAAGCTCTTCGAGGAACGCCTTGGTCGCCGCGTCGATGGCGTCGCCGCCCATGGCCCGGCCGAACTGCTCGTCGGTGATGCCCGCCGAGTCCGCCTGGTCCTTGCAGACGACGTACAGCACATCCACCAGCAGCACCGGGTCGGCGATCAGCCTGAACAGCAGGCCGGGCTTCTGCGCCGAGGCCGATTCCCCGCCCAGGTCCAGCAGGTCCACGCCCAGCAGGTCGCGGACCTTCTTGACGGTCCAGACGCTCAGCGTCAGGCTCCAGGTCCGCCCGGCGTTGTCCTTGAATGTTCGCATGTCGCTTCGCTCCTTCCTTGGTAGCCGGTAGCCTGTAGCCCGTAGCCGGTTGGGAGCCATCCCGGCGCGCCGGGACCGCTAAGCTCTTTCCTTTTCCCAACTGGCTACTGGCTACCGGCTCCCGGCTACTGCCGTTGTCACACGCCGCCGGCCATGCCGGTGACGGCGATGTTCGCGCCGGTCTTGGTGATCGCAACGTTGCCGATGACGCCCAGCGTCTGGTGTGTCAGGGTGGCAGAGTCGCCCGCGCCCTCGGCCGCGCCGATCGTCAGGGCCGATGCGTTGATCGCGTCGATCAGGGCGGTGATGGTCGCGGCGGCCGATACGCCGATCTTGACGCGGGTGTGACCGGCCTCGACGGCGCCGGGATCGGCGGCGGAGTCGAACTCGAACGTGACGGTGGTCTCGCCATCGCCGATGACGACAATGTTGGCATCGCCAGGCTGGCCGCTCAGGGTGACCGTGCCAGTGGCGGCAATCGTGCCGGCCGGCATGACAAGCCACGTGGTAAAACTCGACGGCTTGAGCGTGACGCTGACCGTGACGGCCTCCTCCAGCGGCTCGTTCCGCTTGAAGCTGGTCACCACGCAGTTGCCGGCCAGGCCCTGACTGCCGGAGACGGCCATGCCGCCGCTCATCGCGGCGACGGCGATCTCCTTATTGTTCAGCCAGGCGTCCAGGACCGCCGCGAAGGCCGGGTCGGATGGCTTCCAGAGCATCTCGGTCTCGATGGAAGCCTCCTTCAGTGTTGCCGCCGTGGCCTTCCAGCCGCTGTTGGCGCGTGTGGTGATGTCGGCCTCGCCGTTGTCGAGCTGGAGGTTCACATCCTTGGCGTTGTCGATCTCCGACCAATCCTCCGCGCCGGTCGGCGCGGCGGTGAGGGTTTCGCCGTAGTACAGCTTGCAGTCCTTGCCGAGTACGAAGTTTTCGCCTGACATTGCTTATGTCTCCTGTGCTGTCGTCCCGTGGGGACGGTCTTTGCCAATGATTGCCAATGCTTGCCAATTATTGCTTCTGTGCCGCCTGCGCTGCTGCGACCGCTTGAAGCGCCTCGGCCTTGAGGGCGGCGTCTTCGATGCTGTTTGACCAGACCACCAGGCCGCGCCACTCCTGAAGGGCCATCGCTTTCAGCAGCAGCGGAGCCTTGGCCCGCCAGACCTTGCGGATGTGCTCCGCGTCGGCGGGCTTATAGTTGTACCGGGTGCCCGTGAACTCGATCAGGACGCAGGGCTTTTCGCCAAGATCGCCAAGGCCCGTCAGCCCCAGCCGCTCCAGGACGAGCTTGCGGGGGTTGGCAGGGGCCTCAAGGATGGCCGGGAACATGGCCAGGCCGTACACCGCCCAGCCGTCAAAGCCCGCCAGGTCGTCGCCAAAAGCCTGGGGCCAGGACTTCTCAGTCTTGTGAGTGAACTCATTGGTGGCCGCGACCGCCAGCAGCACCGGGGCGTCAGAGACCATGCGGATCACCTTGACCACCCGCTTGACCTCCTCGGCGGCCTGGGCGTAGTCCTCCGGCCTGTCCTCGGCGGCGTGGTTATGTCCGACCACCACGGCGACGATGTTCGGCCCGGCCAGCACCTTGAGGGCATTGACGGACAGCCCGGCCGGCTCGGCGATGACGATGTACTTCTCATCCGGGTGGGCGGAGGCATAGTCCGCCGCTGCCGCCGATCGCGCCACGTCTCTATAGTCTGCGAACCGCAGCACGCGGATACCAAGGGGGGCCTCGCGGCTGAATTCCTGCCTGGAGTTGCAGACCATCGCCGTGAAGAACTCCGGCAGCTTGCGGGCCTCGCCTCCGTTGCGGAGCGTCAGCCCCTCGCGGGTCAGCAGGTCGCGTAGGGCCTGATCGTCCTCACAGGAAAGCACCAGGCGGATAGCCCGCCCGCCGGCCACCTCGAACCGGGTGGAAACAGTCGCCACGTCCAGCGTGCCGACGATGACCACCGCCGCACGCTCATTGAGCGCCATGCCCAACGTGGCAATTGCCTTATCCTCCGGCACCTTCGGGCGCTGGGGCTTGGCGGCCGATGCCAGCGACGCCGCGCACGTTAACGTCACGATTACGATTGTCATTCTGTTCATGGGTTCACCAAGTCGGCGACGGGGTTGGTTGGCACAGTGCCGTTGACGAACTTGACGAACTCCAGCGCCTTGCCGTTGTAGTGCTGCTCCATGCAGCGGATCGCACCGGCGGCCGCGTTGACCCAGACGACGTAGTCCTTGTCGCTCTCGGCGGCCTTGGCCCTGGCGTATGCCTCGCGGAAGGCGGCAGGGTACTCGCCCCTGAGCAGTGGTATGAGGAACGACGCCAGCGGCGCGCCGGCCAGCGTCTCGGCCAGGCTCCTGGCGTCGTCGCCGATGGCCAGGGGCCTGGCCGTTCCGCCCTTGGTGAGCTGGTCGGCCAGCGCCAGCAGTGCCTGCGAGTTCAACTTGCCCGCGATCCTGCGGAGTTCGAGCTTGCGGCCGTCGAGCACCTGCTGGGCCGTCAGGCCGCAGCACAAGGCCGCATCGTCGGTCGGCAGCGCGTGCGCGAGGGCCTTGGTAGCGCCCACCAGATCGGTGGCGACCTTCAGGTACTCCGTCGCCTCGGCCTTGAGGTCGCCCATCCGCTTGAGCTGGACCATCAGGGCCAGCCGCCGAGACCGCATCGACTCGGCCGTGGCGGCCTTGCCGGCGTAGTCAAGGCACGCCTTGAGGGCGTCGTCGTGCTTCCCGGACGCCGCCAGCGCGTTGTACAGGGCCATGAACGCTGCGTTGTTCGTGTCGCTGATCGTCAGGGCCGTCCGCGCCAGGCCGGCCCGGGCGGCCTGATCGGTTTCGAGCTTGGCGAGGTCCAGGCAGCCGTTGACCAGGGCATTCTTACGCTGATCGGGCACCTTGTCCGCCAGGTCGGCGGTGTCCGCGGCCAGGGACTTGGTTTTTTCGCCCAGCCAGGTTGCAGCCTCGGCATGCTTGCCAGACCTCCACATCAGGTTGGCTATCGTGCGGGCGTTCTCGGCCCACAGGGCGTCCTTGGTGTCGGACGCCTCCAGTACCGTCGCCCTGGCCAGGGCAGTCGCCGTGTCCTTGGCGTTGGAAGCCTGCTTGACCGCGGCCGCCAGGGCTTTATTGTCCTTATTGTCCGTATTGTTCGTCTGGCTCGTCTGAGCCAGTGCCCCCGTCGCCGTCATCGCCATCAACATCACCATTGCGCGCTTCAACATGTCCGTTTCCTTTCCTTGTTACCTGAGGCGCGGGCGGTACACCCACGTCACGTGCTTGTCCTGTAGCCGCCCGTCGGTGGTGCCGGGCGTGTTGCCTTTGGCATCCACATACCGCTCGTCGGTGACATCGCTGCCGACGCCGTCCTCGGCCCCGTTGTCCCACCGCTCCAGGCCGCCGACGGCCGCCATGAGGTTCGTGGTGCCGCTGATGTCCACCACCCGGATCAGCAACAGCCACGACGTGCCAGGATTGATCTGGATGGTCTGGCCCTGGAGCAGGTCGCCTTGCCAGGTGGATGTCTCGATGGCCGGCGCTGGCGGGTATGGGATATCCCAGCCGACCACGTTGCCGCCGGAGCCGTCGCCGCCGTTGGCGCTGGGCGTATGTTCGACCAGCTTTGTCCACGCCGTGGTCGTGTCCCCGGCGTCGGCCGCCCCGTTGCCGTTGGTGTCCAGCCAGCCCCAGATCTGGATGAGCTGGACGTTGGCGTTGGCCTGCTGCTGGGTAGCGCCCTGGATGCCAATGTGAGCGTAGCCCCGCAGCGTGGTAATCTCGCCCCCGTCGCGATTGAACCAGTGCGCGGCGTCGCTGGCGGCAACGTCGCGAAGATGCGTCGGGGCCGCCTTGTCGAAGGCTTCCGCCGACCCGTGCAGCGCCAGGGCCTCGTCAGCGTTGTATTCGATGGCCGCGTAGGGTGGCACGAGGAACATGCACGCCCACGCGGCGGTCGCCGTCAGCAGGACGCTGGCCAGGGCCGCGGCCGCCGCCAAAAGCCTACCAAACGATGATTTCGTCATGGTTGACGCTCCATTCCTCATGGCCGCGGGCCTTCTGCGACGAGCGGCGGATGTACTTCTTGCCGGGGATGAACCTGGCCAGCGCCGCGGCGCTGGCGGGCACAAGCAGCAGGCCGGATTTCAGGAGGGAGTCGGCCTCGGACATCTTCGTGGCGATGCCGTTTGCCGTCAGGGCTTCGATCCCGCCGGGCACGCCGCGATAGTCCACGCGGGCAAACAAGCCCGCGAAGGAAACGCTCGTGTCCCCGGCAAGCAGCGGCGCGGCGAAGGCCGGGTCGGTCAGTTCCGCCAGGGCGAAACGCACATCCCAGACGACGTCCTCGATGCCCTCTGTGTGGTAGAGCGGGAACTCCAGCAGGTCGAAGTCGCCCTGCGCCGAGGATGACAAGGCCCGAACCAGGACCGCACCGGTGGTCTGACAGACCATCACGTCGGCCGACTGAAGCCATTTGCGCTGATAGGTCATCTCGATACCTCGCTACTTCATCACCCGGTAGGTCAGGGTCAGGACCGACGTGAACACCCGCTTCTCGGCCAGGTGCTCAGTCGAATAGACCGGCTCGTTGACGGCCGGGCG